GGCTGGTCATCGCAGAAGCGCCTGTGGCGGGCGCCTGGGAGCGTGTGACGTTCAACGGCGGCAACATCCTGCTGGCCCAGCCGAATGGCGGGCAGGGCGGCGTGGCGCTGCCCTACGAGTGGTTTTCGACCACGTAGGCCATGAATCTTACCCTCGTCTCTGACGCGAGCGGACCGCTCCCTCCTCACGGCTGGCCGCCGGCGGTGGGCCGAGCGCCGTTGCCGCCCTTCCCGGCAGGCACTGGGGACCAACCGGCGCCGCCACAAGCCGCCTGCTGGTCGTTTGCCGGGGATTACATCCACACGCTGCCGGCGAATATTCCGACCAAGCCGGATCGTCGCTGGTCTCGTGGCAACTTCTCAGGCGTCAGCGTGCCGGGGTGGTCGGGCGGACACGAGGCCAATGACCGCTCGACGTTCATGTCGTGGGAACTGCCCACGTTCTCAGTGGCCGACCAAAACACGATTCTGGCCCATTACGCCGGGGTCTGCGGCTACACCCATATCGTGCTGTCCAGGCCCCAGGCCATCAATTGGGGCGTGTCGCTCGACGGGCTGATTGACTGCGCCAAACGGTGTAAGGCAGCGGGGCTGTTCGTCGAGATGGTGGCGGTCTCTGACGGCGTGCCGTTCAGTGACGCGATTCCGTGGCTCCAGGCGCTGCTGAATGCCGGGGGGCTGGTGGCCGATCAGGATTTGGTCTGCGCGTGCTGGCAGGTCGATAAGTGGTATGCGCCAGCGCCGACCGTGCAGTTGATTCTGGACAACGGCGCGTGGTCCCACCGTCACGGGCTGCTCACCACGGTGCATTGGGGCGGCGGGTATCCGGGGTGGGCCGAGTCGTGTGCCTGCTGGGACGAGACGACGGATGCGACCTGGGGCATTCACGACCGGTGGTCGTTTCAGCGCGTCCTGGCCCCGTGGCTCGACGGGCACGACGGTCAGTGCGATGTCGATGCGCCGATTGACGAGAAACAGTCGTGGCTCATTAAGGCGCTGGTAGCGATGCCTGCGCCCATGTTCTTGGTGGCGATGGAAATCACCGCGCAAGGCAGGTTTGATAATCCTGCCGGATGGACAGAAAGATTTTGTGATCTGGCGGGGTTGCTCTGCGTCTACGCGGACCCGAGCGGGCGTGTGGCGTATGGCAATGGAGCGCGGCGTCCTGACGGCACGGTCCTTTAGTGCATGCCGCTTTTGATGGCGCGGATGGTGTCCTGCGCCTGATGCAGACTGGCGACGCGGCAGACGGGGAAGCGTTGGGCAAAGGCGCGTTGGGCATCCGCCGTGGTGCCTTTCCGCTTCTCCGCGGCCGCCCCTGATTTGATTTCCAGCAGCCACAGCCGCCCCCGGTAACAGACGAGCGCGTCTGGGAAGCCTTTCCCGGAGGCACTCGTGTCTTCCCATTCCAGGCCATTGGCGCGAAACAGGTCGCGGACTTCTGGATGGATTTTGTCCACCTTAGAAGCCCGTCTCACTTCAACCACTCGCGGCGTTCGTTCTCGATGGCATAGGTCAATATGTCGAACATCGCGCCCCCGGTCTTTCGTGGGTCATTGGCGAATCTGGCGTAGACCGCCTTCACGAACGCCTCGACGGCCTCGCGCTTGGCGGTGGCGAGTTCTTTTGCGGCTTGCTGTGCCAGTAACTTCCACTGGTTATTCCAGTAGATCAATTCACCGGTGTTGTTGTGCCGTTCGTGCTTCAAGTTCGATGCGAGTTGATCTGCTACGCTCGCCATCACTTCGCCTCCTTGCGTATCTTCGTCACTGAAGTCCGAATCAGGCCCGTGGGCGTGATGTTGATTCGCAGTTCTTGAAGTGGCGTGGTGACGCCCATCACGAGGTGGCCTTGATGCGAAACCCACCGCTCCACCTTCGCGTGGTCCCATATGAATCCATAGGTCGTTTCGGTGACACGATCGCTCACTTCGCCTCCTTGAACGGCCAATCGGACCGGTTCGCTAGTTGATCCACGAACAGCGAACAGCTTTCGTGCTCGTACCGGCGCTGTGGCACGGTCGTGGTGTGCTTCCCGTTCCAGCAGTTCCCGCGGGTGTCAGCCATACGTTTCCACCATTGACAATGATTACACGTCGGTTCGGTCATGCTTTCACCTTCGATGCGGTGCTGTAGAGGCCGGCGGTACGGCATGTGGGGCAGCACCAGTTTTCTTGAAGGCACCCGCTGACAAAATACGGGGGCGCCCAAACACCTCGGCCACAGTCACAGGGGGTGGGGTGCGGGATAGCGAACAGGTAGCCTTGCGTCATCGCCACACCACTACGACTGACGGGAAGAATCCACTGGCCCGGTAGGGTCCATCCGTCAGAAAACGGACTCGGCCTCGGATATATCGGACTTCGGCACGGCCTACCACGTCTCGGTGCCACCAGGCGAGGTCCGTGGATGCCGGCAGCAGTCCGACCACGGCACGGCAATTCGGCGCCTCCTGCGCGGCCTTGACGGTCCACGCGGCCACTTCCCGGCCATACGGCGGATTCATAAACACCGACTCACCATCCCACGACTGCATCAGGCCGTTCTGTTCCTCGGTGTAGGACTTGGCGCAGAGCGGGAAATCGCCCCCACACGGGTCCAGCGTGAAATGAAACTCGGCATCGAGAGCAGCGAACAGTTCAGGCGGGGTGCGCCAGTTCCGGCCATTCCCGTTGTACCGGCCGTTGTTCCTCGTGGCGGCCATGCCGAGCACGGCGGGATTATCGGTGCCGCTGATGGTGCGCCTCACGACGCCGCCTCCGTCGCCATCCGCAGCGTGTGGTAGTGCGACTGGCGGCACACGGGCACGCCATCGGCGTCCAGGCCATGCCGCTCTTTGCAGTCCTCCCACCAGTCCACACGGGCCACGGGCGGCAGCATCCGGCCCGCCAGCAGCTTCGCCCCACGGTCCTCGGTGGCGCGGTTGAGCCAGGCCACGGTGAACCGGCGCACATTCCGCGGGTGGCGTCGAGGATTGGCCTCGAGCCACGATTGCATCTTCACGAGTTCGGCGTCCACCGACACGCCAAGGGGTCGGTAGCGCGTGTCCAGCGTATCGAGCCAATCCGCCTCAGAGGGCGGCACGGGGGCGAGGTCAAAGAGGCTCCTCATGGCTTCACCGGATACGGCTGGATACTGATGGCATCGTCCCAGTCAAAGTTGTTATCCCAAGCGCCGTGCTCGAAACTCCATTTCACGGCTGCCTGTTTCCCGTTGCAGTCTCGGCCAGTGGTCGCTTGGTCGGCCATCGCGGCTTCAGCAGAAGCGTAGACGCCAGTGACGCCCTGTGAGCTATAACAGCCTTGCGTGACGACCCAGACGATAAGCGGTTCGGTCATCGCATCTTCCCCTGATGAATGGGCACGGAGGACGGGGCGAACACGGTGGCGGCGCGTTCCCGAATCTTCTCGTAGAACTGCGCCCGTGACTCCTGTATCTCAGGCCTCGCCCACCACGTATCCGCCTGTGGCGGCGTCTTGGGGTTGGCGAACAGGGCGACGTTGAATTGACTGGTGCGATGGGCTTTGGGCATCACGCCACCACCCACACGACCGCGGTGCGGCCTGAGCGGGTCTCCCGGCGCAAGGTGGACATCTGAATCCTTCCGAGGGCTTGGAGTTCTCGGCGGCGAGGGCGCTGGGAATTGCCCTCGATCCCTAAGTCCTCCTGCATCTGGTCATCGGTCATACCGTTCCGCCCGCTGTCCCTGATGGCCTCATACACCCGTTGCCGTTGGGTGTCCTTGGTCTCTGAGACGCTCTCAGCGGCCTCGGTGGACGTGGCGCGGGTCTCTGGGGTGGCCCCGGAGATGAACGGCGGCAGGGCATCCTGGGGCTCAGTAAAGGGCAGCAGGGGTTCGTATTGTCTGATAAATGTTAATCCCGGCACGTCGCTGATTTCAGGACACTGTATGAACACGGAAAACAAGGCCGATCTTTTCATAACGATTCCTTTGTTTTCTCAGACTCGACATACGCCAGACACGCAGCCGAAACTTTGTCGAGATACTCGGCCACGATGGTTCTCATGAGGGCTTCATGGTCCGTGGCTGATCTGAGTTCCTGCTCCTTCTCGCGCATCCGCTCTCGGGCTATGAAATATTCACTCACGGCCCAATAGTGCTCCTTCTTTGCTTTCTCTAGCGCCTCGCGTTCTGGCGTCATTTTGTCACCTCGTGCGGATAATCGGACGGCCGCGTGAGGGCCACCACGCGCCGGTGGCAGGTTTCGCACACCAGCCACAACCGGCCCGAGGCGTCGCGTTCGCGGAGGTAGCTGAAATGGGGGCACAGGAGCCGTTTCAGCCAACTCATGACTCCCTCTCATTGGGCTTTAGGCCGAGCCAGAATCCTTCCTCGCGCAGCCGTCTTGCGAGAATAAGTCCACGGTCGATAGAGTCGCCCACATCAGGCCGAGCGCCGCCGCATTCTCTGGCAATCTCGCCCAGACGCATGGCGGTCACGTTGTCCATCGCATCGTTCAATTCACGAGGCCACCGCGTCATCGCGTCACCAGCATCCAGATCGTGCTGATGGCGAGCTACCAACGTCACGGGCGTGCTCATGGCGCCACCATCGCATAGACGCAGAGGCCGATGACGGCGAGGCTCACGGCGCCCACGAAGAACAGCAGGGCACAGGCGGCGAGCACCTGACGATGGCGGCGGCGCTGGTCCCGATGGCCCATCCGCTCGGCGGCGGTCACGGTGTCGGGCATCACAGGTCCACCTCCTCTGACGACGCGGTCCTGAAGGGCGACGGCGCAATCACGCGCATCCACTGAGCCAGCCTGTAAGTGGCAATCACGTCATGCGCCACGGAGGCGCGGAGTTCCTCAATCTTCCCGTCCTTGAGCGCCGTGGCCTCCTGTGCGCCTGAGAGCGGCTTCACCAAGTCACTCCAACCCAATCGCTTGGCGTAGAACTCGAGGCTGCGGTAGCGGGTCTTGTCGCCGCCTGAGAGCTTCTGAAATAGGTCGATGTGGGGCGTGCGGAAACGGTCCAGGTTCCACTTGAGCGGCTCGAGCCCGAGGTAGAGCAGGCGGCGTTCGATGAGCGGCAGGTCGAACGCGAGTCCGTTGTAGGTGATGGTCTCGGCGTCCTTGAGTTCCTTACGGGCGTCTTTGAGGATGTCGTATTCCTCGTCCTCAGTCAGCGCGGCGACGACAGACGGCCCAATCTCAAGGTCCGGCTCCCACATCCCAATCGCGCTGATGCGGCAGAGGTCGAAGTCAAGGCCCATACCGTCCTGTTGGGCAGCGGTGCGTTCCGCGATGTCGGCGGCAATCTTCGCCGGGTCTTTCAGGTTGCGGGCGGCCCTGACGGCCGGCAGCCAGTCAGCGGCGCCGTCGAGGGGGCATGTCGCGATGTCGAGGATTAAGCGGCTCATTGGTCGGGTCTCCTTTAGAATCCTTTAGAAAATGCTTTAGAAATCCTTTAGAACGGGATGTCGTCTTCGGACGGCGCCTCGGCGGTCGGGTTCTGTTCGGGCACGCGCTTACACACCCGGATGTAATCGCCAGTCGGCACAATCTTGGGCGTGCCCTTCATCATGGGCATCACGGCGGCCACGTTCGCATAGGTGCCACCCTTGCTGCCCGTCTTGTGAACCACGTTCAAGATGGCATTCACGCCCAAGAGGTTCTCGATGTCGAACGCTTCGAGTTCGGCTTCCGTGAAGTCCCGCCCCCGCCACGAGGCGAGGTCATGCCGCAGCGTGGCCTTCTCGTTTAGGCTGAGCGTGTAGCGTTTGTTGATGAGGAACGGCCGGCCGTCGCTCATCGTCTCGGAGGATTCCCAGACGATATCGATCTTGTGCTGCCACTTGGCGGTGCCGTCGGCGTTGGGAAATTTGACGTTCTCCACGAGGCCGATGTCCACCACGTCCACGCAGACGGCGACCTGGGCGCCGGACGGGGCGGGCTCGTAGGGCTTGCTGTTCGATCCTTTGGCGATGATGGGCACGGTTAGGACTCCTTCTTGATGTTGTCGTAGTCGTAGCTGTTGAGGCGCTTGTAGAAGGCAGTGCTCGACAAGGCGACGGCGCCGGATTCGAGCCGGTCCATGTAGTCATCCTGCCGGTCCATCTCACAGGCGCGGCAGGTGTCGGGTGCCATCTCGCAGTCGCGTTCACTGCACAGGTAGAACGGGCGGCCACACTCCGAGCACTGGTGCGTGTGGCGTGGGGCGGTCGAGACGTGGGTGGTCATCGCTTCTCCTTCAGGGCGATCAGCGCGGCCATATCCCGGTATTCGTCGATGAGTTCGGGAAAGGCGTGTTTCAGCCGGGTCATGTTGTTCGCGTCGGCACGGGTCGCGGCTTCGGCAATCGCCTTGGCAAACGAGCCACCGTAGCGGGCCATCGCGGCGAACAGTTGGAAATCGGTTACTTCTGGCACAACGCCTCCTGATACGCGGCGAGCACTTCGGTGACGATGTTCGCGGTTGTTGGGTTAGTCAGGTCGGCAATCGTCCGTTCCACGCGATCGCCCCATGTTGTGTGATCTTTCGTCGAGGCGAAATGCGCTTTCAGCCACCGTTCGGCATGAATCAGGGCGGCCCGTTCTGCCGCCTGCCGCTTCTCGGCTTGCAGCCCATTCACGGCCATCTGGGCCACGTTCGTGAAGTCCGCCTGCCACGAGGTCGGCAGCGTATTGAACGGCACCTGGGCGGGCGCTGTGGGGTTCTTGTCGTGGGCGGCACGGGCGAAGTAGAGCAGCGTCGCGATGACCTGCTGCACCAGCTCTAGGATGATGCCGGCGGCTTCGGGGTTCATGGCTTTAGCGGTGAGATTCACAGCGCCTCCAGGTCCACCGGCTGCGGTCGTTACAGACGGCGCGTGGTTCCCGGCTGTGACGATAAACTCATGCTGTGCTATCTTGGGGTCGTTCATTGTCGAAGTCTCCTATTGGCTCGCTCTCTTGGTCGGGGGCGAGCCTTTTTACGTGGGGCACGGTGGGCGCCTATCTCGGGGCAGTCTGTGTCCCTCACAGAACCGAGAGCCGCTCCATGCGGCGGCAGCCACCGCGCCTTAGATCCAACTCATCACGGCGTTGACATCCGCCGTATATCTCGCACGCTTCCTCAGCCGCTCTGACGCGATCCACGCCTCTGCGCGGCGATGGTCAGCCATATCCATTCGTGGCCCGTCATAGCCGCCACGCCTGAGCCGCGCTTCCCTCTGGCGCATATTATCCACGTCCATGCCGCTGAGAATGCACGTCGTGGGGTAACCCGGCCCACGCGCTCGGATGCGACGCCAAGAACCGCTCGATCATCGCTTCCAGCCTTCCTTCAGCATGATGCGGTCCTGCGCGGCGAGAATCTTCTCAGCGGCCTCGGCGGCGGCCTTCTGCTCCAGGTGCTTGGCGAACACGTCCATGTTGTTCACGTTGCACGGATAGCACTTGCCGTTCGACGCGAGCGGGCGCTTACAGATGGGGCAGTTCATTTCGTCACCGGCTCGGACGCCGCACGCTGTGTGTAGGCGTCCCACTGTGCTGGTTTAGGACGAAGCAAATCGCCTGTGTGGAGCTCGTCATAGCGACGACCGAGCCACATATTTAAGTAATCGGACAGGCGCACGGCTTCAGCCTCGGTCAGCACGATACGGGCGTCCTGGTAGCCTTTGCCGCGCGTGTTCGGCCGGTGTAGGGTCACGGTGTCGTTCGCGGTGATGTCGATCCAGAGGTTCATCGCCGTCACCACGCCTTATCGATCTGGTCGATGTCGTCCTGCGGCATGGGCTTCGGTTCACGGGGCGGCTCGTGGTCCCGCATCAGGAACCGCTGAATCGCATAGAGCACGGCAAACGCGGCGAAGATGACGGCGAGTTGCGCAAGGGCGTCGTATTGGGTCATTTGTTCACCACCACCACTTGTTTCAGGCCCAGCTTGTTGAGAATAGCTTTAGGAATCGGACGCCGGCGCTTCAACATGTCTCCGACAAACATCGAAGTCACGCCGAGCGCCTCTGCGGCCGCCCGCTGCGTGCCGTTGCTCTCTACGAACACCCGCAAATGTTGCACGGGGTCAATCGATGCCTTCGTCATGCAGCGGAGTATGGCAATAAGCGTATTGACTGTCAACAGGAAAATGCAGGCCGATGAAAGATTTCTTGCGAGGAGCCTAGAGGCACACACCGGACAGAGCCCGATGCTCTCTCTGGCAGAGCGTCTCAGGGTCTTGCCGTACTCACGTAGTCCGTATACGTGATGGTCTTCAGCGTCTCAGCCAACGATAGCGATGTCGTCGTGGCGTCCCCTGCCGGGTCAGAGGATCGTCACCGCACGGCGCGAGGACAAGTCGCGGGTGCCTATCGTCGTCGGGCCATGGTGCCCTCGGAAGGGCATCGGGTTGCTACCATGGGCGCCGGTCGTCCCTGAGTGGTCGCCACCGCGGTCTCAAATTGCGAGGTCCGGTGCATGCATGGCAATAAGCGATTGCTTGACGTATAATCTGGGGGATTCGTCCCCGCGAGTCCAGAGCAACCTGGTCTTGCCGCGCCTCGGAGGTTGCGAGCCTTCGGGGCGCTTTCTTTCTGTCGGGGCTATTCTGCACCCTGCGCGGAACCCTTGTCAAAAGAAAAACGGCCGGCGCCTGATTGTTGGCCACCGGCCGCGGGTGTCGTGCGTCGTGCTACTTGCCGTTAATCTTCGTCGTCGTCTTTAACCGTCGCTCAGTTTGGAGCTCCCACAACTTCCAGACTTGCCGGCTGATGGCGCGTTCCCCGGTTTCATACCGGAGATACACCCGATAGGAGGTCTCGAGCAGGCGGGCTGCCTGAGACCGGGAGAGCCCGCAGGCGAGGCGTTCGGTCTGAAGGCGGGCGGCACTGGCGGCACCGCTCATGCGCGTCTCCTGAGCCAGGCCAGCGCCACCAGACCCAGGCCCAGTAGCGTCCAGGTGGACGGTTCAGGCACGGTCGGGATGGTGTGTGGGTCAATGGTGCCTCCGCGCCTGGTCAGCGTCCCATAGGCATCCTGATAGTCGGCATCGCCGCCGGGGAGCTGGATGTCCTCGAAGCCCCAGCCGATCTGATTGGGCGCGATCTGCCAGAAGGCCCACTGGGGACCAGTGGACAGGGCGCCGGTCATACTGGGCGTGTTCGCCGTCAACGTCCATAGGGTTGGGGTCGTGAAGATGATCGACCCGAGGCCCGGGAACATGAGGTATTCCCCGAAGGTAGGCCGGAATCCGATCCGATTCTGGTCCCACCAGGCGGTAATGCCGCCATCGACGGTCAAGGTGTAGGTGCCCGGGCTGAACGTGGCGCCGCCGATTTGGAAGTCCAGTACGCCAGTCAGTTGGGACAGGTTGCCGGGGGGCGTGCCGTCCCAACTGATGCCCGTAATAGGCGTCGCTGAGACGGGCGCCGCGTAGAGCAGGGCGAGCATGAGTGCGGATGTGATTCTCATCGGTCCTCCAAATCATCAAGTGAGCGGTCATCGTCGTCCGGGCCTTCCGGGGCACAGTGGGAGCAGGCGTCGGCATATTCGGCCGGCCCGCCCATCGACGCGGGGCAGGTCTGACGGCTGCCCAGTTCATCCTGCAAGACTTCCGCGCCACAGGTGCCACAGACGGCCCAGAGGGCGCTGTAGCACGTCTGGCAGAGCGGATCGTGTGGCGAGTCCGGCTCGGTGTGTTTCGTGGCCGTGGCGGCCTCACAGGCGGTGCAGATAGACGCGAGGGCGGCAAGCGCAGCCCGGAGTTGTTTCACCTTCGCTCGCAAGGCGGCGCGATCGGCCGTGTTAGAGGCGTCGATTCGGCGCCACGCGTCATTCTGGGTTTTAAGCCGGTCGCGTTCCTGCTCTGCCGCGTTGAGCCGTTCGACCAGGGCGGCCACAGAGCGGGCGCGGGCATTGGCCGTTACCATGCGCCACGCTCCCCGACGGTCTCCTGAAGGCGCCCGAGTCGGAAGGCCTGCCCGTGGATCTCGAGATCCCAGCCAAATCCGAAGTGTCTCGAGGCGAGGTGTTCAGCCAGATAGCGCGGGTCCGTGTCATACGGCGCGATAAAGGCGCCTTTGCCGAGATACCAGATCACGGAGTGCGTCCCTGAGGCGCTCTCCCATGATTCCGTCACGGCGTGTTGATCGCCGGCGAGATAGGTCTCGAGACGGAAGGTCAAGGCGGCGCGGCGTGCGGCGTTGTCGCGCTGCCATTGGGCGAAGTCGAATCCGGTGTCGGTGGTCGTCATGGTCAGTTCTCCTGTGAGCAAGTAAGACAAAGAACAGAATCCGGGTGCGTGCCATCGGTTTCATGCAGGCTGCCAGGTGTCGTGCATTGGGGGCAGGTGGTCTCGGAGCAGTCGCGGCACAGCGGGAACAACTGGTAGAGTTCCGACAGTCGCCCGCAATGCTGGCAGATGTTATGGCCGCGAGATATGCGCGTCATGACTCGAGGCTCCTTTCCAAGCATGAGGCGTGGACAATGGCCGTGGCGCTGAGGGGCTCTGGGTCGCTGTAAAACGGCGTGTTGTAGCCGATGGGCGTATCGCATAGGCGGCAATGGCCTTCGGCGTCTTCGCGGCTGCGCTGGCAGTCTTTGTGATGGCACTCGGTCAGGCATGGGCCATACTTCGCGCCGGGCTTCGGGATTCCTGGGTTAGCAGCCATTAAAATAATCCTCCTTTTGAGAGCGGCGAGAGTGTGGCGCAGTGCTCGCAGCGGTTGTGGCCGAGGGGCGTGGTCATTAGAGCGCCTCGTGACGCAGCTTGAGGCCCAATTCACGGCTGAGGATATCGACGAGGTGGGCGCCGGCATTGAATCCGCAGCCGTTCACCACGCAGCCGTCGTAGCCGTCTACCGTCTGCAAGCGAGCGCCCGTCAAGACGTGCGTGGCCCAATTGGGATGACAGGGCATCACGTTCCCATCGGCGTCGCGCTGCGTGAGCACAATCACGCGGAGCACGCGCTTGAGGCCCGAGGCGCTGCGGTGAATCGTCTGCGTGTAGACCGTATCGCCGGATTTCAGGATGCCCGCGAAAGCGTGATAGGCATCATGGTAGGCGCGGTTTGCAGGGGCGAGGGCGTGGTATTCCGCGGTGGTCAGTGGGCCAGTCGTGGTCGGTGTCGTGGTCATGGTCGGTCTCCTACTGATGTTGAACGGGTTAGCGATTACGCGACGTGAACCGGACACGCATCACGTTGGCATAGGACTGAAGATTGCCCGTGCCGATGTTGCGCCGATAGGCGGCGAAATCCTGCACGCCCCCGTCTTCGGTGCAGTCCTTGACGATTAGCTGTTGGTCAGCAAACGTGAGCGAGTGCCACGCATGGCCGAAGACGGATTCAAGCGCGGTCGCGATTTCAGTCTGATAGAACGTGGTCATGGTCGGGTCTCCTGTAATGCGGGCGGTTAAAACAACAAGGTTTGCGTGGCGTCGGTTTCGGCCGGCGCTGTCAAGGTGAACTCGGACTCGGGTAACGTGAATTGCGGGTGGCTGATTTCGAGCTCGCGCACGGGCTCGAGCGTCGGGATGCTCGGCTGCGCTTCAACGCGGTTGCTGTCCATGTAGAGAGTATGACCGATGGTCATATCGGTGTCAACAGGTATCTCACTCTCTAATTGTGACAAAAGTGTGACAGCCGACAGAATGCTAGAATCCGCCTCTATGCCAAAGCGCACGGATGCTCAAGGCCTCTCTGATCAACAGCGCATCTTTTGCTCGGAATACCTCAAAGACTTGAATGGCAGTAAAGCGGCTATTCGAGCGGGTTATAGTGCGCTCACTGCCGCTTCACAAGCCTCTGAACTCCTGATTCAGCCAAATATCCAAGCCCGTGTCGCGGAATTGGAGGCGGATTGCATCTCCGCAGCCGATGTAAGCGTGACCGGAATTCTGCGTGAATTGATGCGCCTCGCCCGGGTGGATGTCCGGGATATGTTCAACCCCGATGGCAGCCTCAAGCGCCCCTCTGAATGGACAGCGGATCAGGGGGCAGCGGTACAGTCCTTTGATGTGGTGACACGGAACCTTACGTCAGGGGACGGCAACACGGATACCGTGCTCAAGGTCAGGATGTATGACAAGACACGGGCGATGGAGATGCTGGCGAAGCATCTATCCCTACTCACGGAGAAGGTGGAGCACACAGGCACCATCCAGATCCAATGGCTCGATGGCCCCACCCCGGTGGATGTCCATGTCCTCCCTGCTGCAGCGCTCCCTGTGCTCGAGCTCCAGGCACACCCCGTGCCAGAAGTCGAGGGGGTGGGGGTGGGGGGAGGAGGCGAGGAGCCGAAAGGCGAATGAGGTGGCAGTTCCCCTCCCGCGCAGACTCAAAAATCCCAACCTTCTGTTTTGCGATGGCTGAGTGGGGGCGTTCGATTCAAGGCGTCCATTCCTCCCACAGAAAAATGAAATTTCCAGTCGATCTGAAAATCCTTGCACACCTTAAAAGGCAAAGGACTTACGGGTTTCTGGGAGGGGCGGTAGAGACGGGCCTTGGGAGGGAATCGGCGCCACTACCGTGCGCGCCATTCTCCGCGAAAGATCTTGATCTTGTACTTGGAGGTGGGTTCTTCGTGCCCGCTACGCTCAGGATATCACAGGCCACCTAATTTCCTGTAGACTCTCACGGATGGATGAGGAATTAGCGCGTCTCTGTGACGAGATTGACGCCTTGTCGTATGTGCATCGGTGGAAGCGGGCGAAGCCGGCGAAGTTTCCGGTGGGGGCACCGATGGACCCCACGATGGTGAAGGCGCCGCGTGGCTGATGAGGCCAAGTCGAAGGTCGTCCAGATCAATTATCGTCCGAGGGTGTGGGCGCGTCGGATGCACGATGCGCTGCTGGAGAAGCAATGGGCGGTCCTGGTGCTCCATCGTCGCGCCGGCAAGACAACTTCGGAACTGAATCAGCATCAGCGGGCGGCGATGGATGATGGGTGGGAGATTCGGCGGCTGACGACGCAGTTGCCGCAGGCGACCCCGGAACAGGTGCAGGCGCTCCTGAAGAATCGGGTCTATTGGCATGTGATGCCGACGTACAGCCAGGCGAAGAAAACCGGCTGGGAAATGATGAAGGACTATGCGCGACCGATCCCGGGCGTCAGGTTCAATGAATCCGAACTTCTCGTCGTGTACCCCAACGGCAGCCGCATCCAGTTGGTCGGCGGCGATTCGCCTGATTCTCTCCGCGGTCCAGGACTCAGCGGGTTATCGCTGGATGAATATTCACAAATACCCCCAAACGTCTTCTCGGAAGTCCTCTCCAAGTCGCTCGCGGACCACGCCGGCTACTGCATCTTCAGCGGCACGATCAAAGGGACAGACCAACTCTACGACACGTACCACAAGGCGCAGGACGACCCGAAGTGGTTCTCCCTCTGGCAAACGGTAGATGGATCGCTCGCGACCGAGGACGGGGCCACGATTGTGGCGCTCCAGAAGGCGATGGAGTCGGAACGCGACCTGATTGCCAAGGGGCACATGCTCCAGAGCGACTACGACCAGGAGTGGTATTTGTCGGCCTCGGCGGCGATTAAGGGCGCGTTTTACGCACAGGAATTACAAACGGCCGACCGCGAAGGTCGGATTACCTCGGTGCCGTACGATCCCGGCCTTCCCGTCAATACCGATTGGGATCTCGGCGTGGACGATGCGATGACGATTTGGTTCTCGCAGACCAGTCGCGGCGGGGAAGTACGGCTCATCGACTATTACGAGGCCAGTGGCGAGGGGTTGCCGCATTACATCAAGTATTTGGCGAAGAAACCCTATGTCTACGGCACGCATGGGGCGCCACACGATATCGCGGTGCGGGAGCTCGGGACGGGGAAATCCCGGCTCGAGACGGCGAAGGCACTCGGCATTACCTTTAAGCCCACACCGCCTCTACCGTTCGACGACGGCATTGAGGCCGCCCGTCTGCTGCTCGCTCGATGCTGGTTTGACGCGCAGAAATGCGAACACGGGCTGTCGGCGCTCAGGAACTACCGGAAAAGCTGGAATCAGCGGACGAACATGTTCATCGGCACGCCGGTCCATAATTGGGCCTCGCATGGTGCCGATGCGTTCCGGTATCTATCGGTGCGGCACAAGATGCCGAAAGAGGGGCGCACCCGGAAGTCGAGCGGGCGGTCGTTTGCGGTTGGAGAAGGCGCGTGGTTGAGTTAGAATCACTTCGACCGCCAAGTCCGGTCTCACGAGGGTCGGGCGTACCATTAGGACACCACTAGTGGCTTCAAGGCGGTCCACATTTCCCCTGCCCGTGCTAGACTCTCCACGCTGATGGCCTACGGCGACGAGCAGGACGACACGCCTGAACCGGACGAGAAAGCGCCCGCCGAAGGCTCGCGTTTGACCAAAAAGCAGATGGAGGCCATTTGCAACAAGGCCAAAGCCTGCTGGAAGAACGCCGACGCCTCCGATCAACGCCAGTTGGTCCGCGAAAAAGAGGACATGCGGTTCTATGCCGGCGAACAGTGGCCGGAATCCGCCATTCGTGACCGGCAAGGGCAAGCGGCGAGCGGGAACATGCCCGCCATCCCGGCACGGCCGAGACTCACCATCAACCAACTCCGCCAGCCCGTCCGACAACTCCAGAATCAGGAGCGAAACGCGCATCTGGCCGCCGAACTGATTCCCGCCGATGATTTTGGCCTCGGCACGCCTGAAGATGTCGCCGCCGAGATTGAATTGCGCGAAGGGCTGTACCGGAAGTGCCAGCGGGACAGCGAGGCGCAGGCGGCGCACAGTTGGACGTTCGACCGTGTGGCGCAGGCCGGCCGCGGCTTCTGGCGCATGCTGATTGAGCCGGTCTCTCCACGCAGTTTCGACAATCAGATCGTCATTAAGCGGATTTACAACCAGTCGAGCGTCCGTTTGGACCCGTCGCACGTTGAGCCTGATGGCTCTGACGCCAAATGGGGGCTGATTGCCGTCGATATGAGCGAGGAGGCCTACGAGGCCGAATTCCCTGACTCGAAACTGACGGATCTCATCTCGGCGGACGAGTTTACGGGCCTCATGTCCGAAACCGGCCGGTGGGTCGGCACCGATGGCGAGGGACAAAAGGTCATTCGGGTCGCGGAGTACTTCTGGACGACCTACGAGACGAAAACGCTCTGCTGGTTCAACGGCGGTGCCTATTGGAAAGAGGAACTGCCTACAGGCGCGAAGGCAGAAGGGCCGCCCAATCCCTTGAACGGGCGCCCCACGAAACCACGGCAGGTCGAAGTCCCGTCCATCAAGTGGGCGAAGGTGAATGGCGCGAACGAAGTCTTGGCCTACGAAGATTGGGCCGGCCGCTACATCCCGATCATCAAGGAAGTGGGCGAGGAACTTCAGCCGTTCGATGATGACCGCCGCTGTGAGGGATTGGTCCGTCCCGGCATCTCGAGCCAGGAAGGGTTCAACTTCATGGTGTCCGCGATGGTGGAAGCCATTGCGAGGGCGCCGCTGGCCCCAGTGATTGCCTCGCTCGAGCAGATCGAAGGATTCGAGGAGTGGTACGAGAAGTCGGCTACTGTGCCGATCCCGTATTTGCCCTATAACGCTGTCTCCGAGTCTGGGAAGACGCTGCCGCCGCCCCATCGGGATGTGGTGGAGCCGGCGATTCAGGCGATTGCCTTCGGTCTCAGCACGTTCAAACAGGCGGGGCACGATACGACCGGCGTGCCGGAAGCCAGTCTCGGTAACGTGGACCCGTCGATTAAGAGCGGTCGCGCCATTCTTGCGCTTCAAAAGCAAGCGCAGATGGCGACCAGCAACTATCTCGACAATCATGCGCGGTCGATTCGCCACGAAGCGCGGATGTTCAACGACCTTGTGTATCCGGTCTACGGGATGCGCCCGGGCCGGAATCTCCAGATGGTGACCCCACAGGGGGAGACCGAAACGCGTGTCGTTGGGGCGCCCGGGCAACCGGCGATGCCTGGACAGCAGCCGAAACCCGTCGTCTTGACGGATCGGGACTTCTCGGTCGCCATCAAGGTCGGAAAAGCCTTCGATGTGCGGAATGAAGAAGGGGCCGCGGCCATGTCGGAGGTGTTCGCGGCCAATCCGAACATGATGGGCGCCTTTGCCGACATTTGGTTCGGAATGCAGACCTTCCCCGGCGCGAAGGATGCGAAGGAACGGGCGGAATTGCTCCTGCCGCCGCCCGTGCAGAAGTATCTGGCCGAAAAGCGCAAGGGCACGGACCCGAGGGCGAAGGCCCAGATGCTCGAAGCCCAGATGCAGCAGCAGGGCCAGATGCTTGAGGCCATGACGGCGCGGCTGAAAGAGCAGCAGATGGCGATTGAGGGCGACACCATCAAACAGGCTGGCGAGACGGAACGGGCACGCCTCAAGATCGAATCCGAGGAACGGATCGCCCAACTAAAGGCCCAGACCGAACTCCTGAAGACCGAGGCGACGATTAACGCGCAGAAGGCCACGCAAGACGTGAATGCCAAACTGGATCTCATCACGGCGAGTCTCGAGGACCGTCACGAAATGCTGATGTCCGACATGAGCCATCGGCAGACGTTGGAGCAGGGCCAGCAGGCGCACGATCAAGGATTGGAAGCGCAAACGGCGGGCCAGGAAGGGCAGATGGCCCAATCGGTGCTTGACAATTCTCTGGCCCCGTCCGACACTGAGCCACCCGCATGAGCGAGTCCGAACTGATTCCCGCTGAGACCGCCGTAGACGCCGAGCCGTTTAACGTCGCGTACATGAAGCGGATGAATGAGGCGGATCGGGCCGCGTCGAAGGGCGAGACACCCGAAGAAGGCGACCCGCCGCCGACCGATGGGCCAGATGACGCGCCGGCGCCAGAACCTGAACCGGAACTCGACGCCAAAGCGACCGAACGCGACGAGAAGGGCAAGTTCAAGAAGGGCAACCCGCGGCACGACCCGCAGGCCCGCGTGCAAGAAGCGACCGCGAAAGCCGCCGAGGCCACACGCCTTCTGGCCGAGCGTGACGCGAAGATTGCCGACCTCGAACGGCGCGTGTCTGAGCGTGAAGCGCCCGTGAAGGCCAAACCGGCACTGTCTCAGGTGCCGGAAGGTGGCCCACAGGAAGCCGATTTCTCCGATCAACCCGATCCCTATGCGTCCTACCTCGCCGCCCGCGCCGAATGGCGGGCTGAGCAGGCGGTGGAACGCAAATGGGCCGAGCGTGAGGCGCGTCAGGCGGCCAAGGCCGTCGCCGATGCCGCCACGTCGCGGTTTGATGCGGCGACGAAAGACGATCCCGACTTCCCGAAGTACTTTTCGGCGGTCGATGACACCTTGACGGCCGCGGGGTTTCACCCGCAAGCGCCGGTCCCGGCCGTCATGCTCGACGCGATTGCGTCGTCGGAAATGGGACCGGACATCATTCGCTTCCTCGGGTCGCACCCGGAGGAACTGATTCAGCTCGCCAAGGATGTCATTGGGACACCCCGTGAAGCTGCCACAGCGGTGCGCCGTCTCTTGGAAGCCACGGTCAAGGCGTCCACTCCTGCGTTGTCTGCTGCGGTCTCTACGGGATCAGCGGCGGCGCTCCCTCGAACCTCTGCTGTCCCGATTACTCCCGTGCGGACCAGCCGAGAACCAGCGCCCGACAAAGACCCGTCTGACATGCCTTTCGGTAGAGGATATCTCCGAGAGATGAATAAGCGGGAGCGTCGCGGCGCCTAACAGGGGCGCAGATGGCGAATACGTTTCGGACGCCAAGCTGGGTGGTCAAGGAGACCGGCCGGCTGGCAATCAACAACATGAAGTTCTCGGCCAATTGCAAGCGCGTCTATTCAGACGCCTTCAAGGCCGGGGGCGCGAAGGTGGGTGACACCTTCAACCTACGTCTCCCGTGGACCCCAGCGGTCACGAGCGGGCAGGCGTTCCAGGCCGCGAACATCGTGGACCAGCTCACGCCGGTCTCGATTACCGACCAGGCGAACATCGGCGTCTCGTGGAGCACGTTCGATGCCACCCTGACGGTCGAGGAAGTCCGCAGCCGGTACATCAAGCCGGTGGCGCTCTCGCTCTCCAACTACATCGACACGCAGGGCCTGGCGCGGATGTCGCCACTCGCCTACTGGTCGGTCGGCACCCCGGGTGTCAACCCGTCCACGAACCAGACCTATCTGGACGCGGGCGTGAAGTTGACCGACATTGGCTGCCCGCCCGACGACCGCGTGGCGATTCTCAAGCCGCAGATGATGGCGACGCTGGTCGGCACCGGCAACCTGCAACTGTTCAACCCTTCGGACAAGATTTCGTCCGAATACCGCACGGGGATGTTCAGTGGTCAGGCGCTCGGTGTGGACGAGTGGTATCAGTCGGCCAATACGTGGATTCGGACGACCGGATCGTTCACGACGGCGACCCCGACCGTCAACGGCGCGAACCAGACCGGTTCGAGTCTCTTGACGCAGGCATGGGCCTCCGGCGCGACGACCCTGAACGCGGGCGACATTTTCACCATCACGGGTGTCTATGCGCTCAATCCGCTGAACAAGGCGTCCACGGGCTCCTTGCAGCAGTTCACGGTGCTGGCGACCATCAGCGATACGGGGGGCGCGATGACGATCTCGATCTCGCCGCCCATCACCCCGCCGAGCGTAAGCACCCAGGCGACCGTCACGGCCTCGCCGGCCGATGCGGCGCCGATTCAGGTGCTCGGTTCGACCATCACGACCGGTTCCGGCGCGTTGACGGCGACCAATTCGGCGCAGTCGATGATCTATCACCCGGATGCGTTCGTCCTGGCGATGGTGGACCCCGATTCGGATACCCCGGGCGCGGATTCGTCCAGCATCACCGGTCCCGGCGCCTCGGAGCTTGGCTTCGCGCTCCGGTACGTCAAGCAGTACAACGCGCAGACGGACCAGAAGGTCTCGAGGGTCGATGCGATGTTCGGGTGGGCGCCTTACCGCAAGGAATGGGCCTGCCGGATTCAGGGAGCCTAACCGATGGCAATCACTAACTCGACTCTTGCCGCGGCAGCCTCCGCGACTCAGCAGTTCATCGTCGTCACCGCGTCCACCGGGGCCGCGGTCGGGCAGGTCTGGCGCGTCGATTCGGAGTTCATGGTCCAGATTGCGGAAGCATCTGGCACCACGATTCCGGTCTCACGTCGGGGCGTCAATGGTTCGGTGGTGGCGGCCCACGCCATCCTCGCGCCCGTGGCGAATGGCACCTACGCCGACATGCTGAGTTCGCAGCCGGCTCAGGTGCTCAATCCGGCTCCGTTCAAGCCACAGATTGTCAGTTACGGGGTCAACGGCGCCATTGCGGTGCCGGTCTACGACACCGTGGTGCATCTGGAGAAGGCGTCGGCGGCCACGATGACCATCGAAAGCCCCTCGGGGTTTGCCGATGGCACGGTGGTCACGATTGTCTCGACGACGGCGGCGGCTCACACCGTCGATTACACGGTCGGGTTCAACGACAACACTACGTCGTCGAATCTGGCGACGTTCACGGCGACCGCGGGCAACAGCTTCACCATCATGGCCATGAAGGGCAAATGGCGGGTGCTGGCAGCCTACGGGGTGACCATAGCGTAGGGTAAGTCCTTGTAAATAAAGGACTTAGGCTCGGTAATCGAAGTTTCCAGAGGCGCGGGCGCTGGCACTCTGCTGGCCAGCCCCGCGCACTCAGGGGTGGGTTGTTCATGGCGCGTACACTTTCGACGACCGCCCTCTCTGGGGCCGTTACTTCCAATTATCAGACGGAATTCAGTCTTTCGTCGCTCACAGGCATTACCGCCGCGACGGTGGCGAATGGCCTAGGGCTCTTCGTCGATCAAGAGTTCTGCATCATCTCGGCGGTCTCGATCGGCGGATCGAGTGTCACGGTGCGCCGCGGCGAAGGTGGATCGGCCGCGACCACACATGCCGCCGCGGCCACGGTCTATTTCGGCCTGATTGGCGATTTCTACCAGACCGACCCGGTGGGGGTGCCCCCCTCCCCGCCGATGGTCACGCCGTGGATCAATACGGCCACGGGTGTGGTCTGGACCGTCTCAGGTTCTCAGTGGGTGACATCGGCCGATGGCGGACTGGCGGTCGGCTCGACGGACATTACCGGGGGCACAGACGGACAATTGCTCTATGACAACGCCGGGGTCTTAGGCGAAGTCGTCCTCGGCACCAATCTGAGCTTGGTCGGCGGCACGTTGAATGCGGCGGCTGGATCAGCTACGGTCGCGGTCTCCGTGACGACGGTCACAGGCGGCACCAATGGCCGTGTGCTGTTTGACAATGCGGGGTTTATTGGCGAGATGACGAACACGGGCACCGGCACCGTGAACGTCCTTCAGAATGCCCCGACCTTTATTGCCCCGGCACTCGGCACACCCGCGTCTGGCGTCCTGACCCTGTGCACGGGCCTCCCGATGACCACGGGCGTGACGGGCACGCTGCCGATTACCAACGGCGGCACAGGGCAGACGAGCTATACCGATGGACAGTTGCTTATTGGCAATACGACGGGCAATACGCTCACCAAGGCGACGCTGACCGCCGGTACGAACGTCACGATCACCAACGGCAACGGCACAATCACGATTAACTCGAGTGGTGGCATCTCTGGCCTGACCATCGGAACGACGACGATTACCTCGGGCACGGCAGGTCGGATTCTCTACGAAACGGCCGGGAACGTCGTGGGGGAAATGACCACGACCGGATCGGGCACCGTGGCCGTCCTGGCCACATCACCGACTCTGACCACCCCGGTCATTGGCGTGGCGACCGGGACCAGTCTCACGGTCACAGGCGTGGTGAAGGCGGCGGGGCTCAACCAGGCCTACATCACCAAGACGGCCGGCTACACGCTAGACGCCACGGATGGCACCGTGGAACTGCTGACGAATGCGGCCACATTTGTGCTGCCGACAGCGGTGGGTATCGGCGGTCGGATGTACGTCATCAAGAACCTCCAGACCACCAACGCTTGCACGGTCAATACCACGTCGGCCCAAACGATTGATGATCTGTCGTCCATTTCTGTGACGGCCGGGGCGGCGACGGTCCAGTCGGATGGCGCCAACTGGCGCCTCTTGTCCTCGCTCGGTGTCGATATCAGCAATCTGGTGCAGGGCGACATGTTGTACGCCTCGGCGGCCAACACGCTGGCCGTGCTGAACAAGGATTCGAACGCGACGCGGTATCTGAGCAATACGGGCACGACAAACAACCCGGCCTGGGCTCAGGTCGCCTTGGCGACGGGCGTATCGGGCGTGTTGCCCTACGCGAACCTGGTAAACGCGACGGCGGCGTCCATCCTCATCGGGCGTGGGTCGGCGGCGGGGGCCGGCGTGTTTCAGGAAGTCACGCTCGGCGCCAACCTGACCATGACGGGCACGGTGCTGTCGGCGGTTGGCGGCACGGCGGCGATTACGGTCGGCAGTTCGACCATCACCAGCGGCACCACGACGCGGATTCTCTACGATAACGCGGGGATCCTGGGGGAATACACGATCAGCGGCTCCGGCACCGTCGTGGCGATGGCGACCTCCCCGTCGTTTACCACACCGGCCCTCGGGACGCCTTCGTCGGGCGTGCTGTCGTCCTGCACGGGCTACGCGGCGACAGCGCTCACGGGCGATTTGCCGCTGACGCTGTTCGCTCAGGCCACGACAGCCAATCTTCTGCTCGGGCGCGGATCGGCTTCGGGTGGCGGCGACTATCAGGAAATCACGTTGGGCTCGGGCCTAACGATGACCAATCAGGTGTTGTCGTCCTCGGGTGGGTCGGGTCTCACGGTCGGCACATCCACGATTACGAGCGGCACGACCACGCGCATTCTCTACGACAACGCGGGCGTCCTGGGCGAATACACGCTGAGTGGCACGGGCACGGTGGTGGCGATGCAGACCTCGCCATCGTTTGTGACATCGGCGCTCTCGCCGCTCTGGAGCACCGCCCCAGGGGCGGCTGGGTCAGTCTCTACGACATGGGCGGGCGCCCCAGGCGTCACGACCACACCAACCGCGGGGCAGTCATCGGTCGCGGGTGGTGCGGTCACGCTGACCGCGGGCACAGCGGTGGCCTCACCGGATACGGCAAGCGCCGCGGCGGGCGGCGCCATGACGCTGACGACGGGCAACGCGGCGCGGTTCACGTCGAGCAATGCCAATGGCGGGAATTTTTCGATCCTGACCGGCACCGGCATTGGCGCTGGAGATTCTGGCGCTATTTCGATCCTGACCGGGGTCAACGCGGGATTAACGTCAGGCGCGATCACCGGCGCGATTACGATTGCGTCCGGTACGTCCTCGTTAGTCTCGAGCGGCTCAGGTGCCGTGAGCATCTCCTCTGGCACCGGGACAGGATCGGGCCAGTCGGGCAGCATGACGGTGGCGGTGGGCACCGCGGCGACGAGCACGGGCAACTTGGCCATTACGTGCGGAAACGCGACGGGCGCAACGGGAACCGCCGGCAACCTCGATATTACGGGGAGCGGCTCCACCGGCAGTAAGACGAGCGCGGGCGCGGGTGGCGCAGGCGGCCGGGTGCAGATTGTCGCAGGACAGGGTCAGCCGAGTAGTAACTCTGGCGGCACTGGCGCGGTCGGTGGGGCGCTCACGGGCACGGCGGGCGCGGGCGGGGCCACGACCGGCACAGGCACGACCATCGCGGGCGCGGGTGGTGCAGTCGCCCTCACGGGTGGCGTGGGTGGGGCCTCGGCCGCGGCGGCAACCTCTCAGACCGGTGGCGCGGGTGGTGCCATCACGATTACCGGTGGCGCGGGTGGCGCGACGACCAACGGCACGACGCGCGTGCCTGGTGTGGGTGGCGATGTCACCATCAATGCAGGCGCGGCCGGCACGGGACACAGTGGGTCGGCCTCGGCCAACGGCTCAGTCTTCATCAAGGTGGCGGGCACGACGGTCTGGTCGGCAGCCACGGCGGGTATCACGATTACCGGGGCGCTGCAGTCGTACAACGGGATCGCCACGGTCGGCTGGGGCGCTCCGGTTATCTACGGCACGGGACGGTCGGCCGCGCAGACCACAGCGGTCGCCACGGTCGCGGCCTACACGGTCGGGGCGTCCGATGGGTCGTTTATCGTCTCGGCCAACGTGCTCGTGACGACCTCGAGCGCAGAAGCCTTCACGGTGACGTGCGCCTATACCGATGAGAGCAACGCGGCGCGGACGGCCACGCTGGGGTTTGCCCTCGTGGCGGGGACGGCGATTACGACCTCGATTGCGTTTGCCAACGGCGCGGTCCCCTATCAGGGCCGGCCGATTCGGATTCGGTGTAAGGCAGCGACCTCCATCACGATCGCTACAACAGGCACTTTCACCGGGGCCACGTACAATGTCGAAGGCGACATCATTCAAGTCAAATAGGCATGGTAAACTCTACCGCATGACACTCACATACCGCCGTCTCTCTGAGTTCGTGAATGCCGCGTCGGTCTGGCTGAATGCCAACCCCAGCGGACACGAGAAGTTCGCCTACGCCCTGAAGAAGCTGGTCAAGCAGGGGCGTCAGAAGTTCATGGGGTACGAGGAACAGATCGAGGATATCGGCATCACGCACTCCGCCGTCGATGAGCGCGGCGTGATTCTCCGTGACGCCAAGGGCGATCTCCAGTACACGCCCGATGGCCTCAAGGCGAAGATCGCCGCGTCCAGGGCGCTGTCGAGCTCTGAAGTCTCGTTCCAGACGCATTACGTGGACACCTCGGCGGTCCCGGAACTGGACGAGGACTACTTGGAAGTCTTCGAAGGCATCGTCTTGCGGCCCGATGACGGGTTCAAGATCGTGCCCAGTCCCAAAGTCGAGGAGTCGGACCCCGAGATGGTGTACGACATTCACTCGGATGCGAAGATTCGGAAGGGCGACCGTCATATCGAGGCGCCAGAGATGGTGGATGCATGATTACCGAACAGCCCTATAACCGGGCTATTCCGATCACCAAGTCGGATACGGTCCCCCTGGTCAGGATTGGCGACCCAGCGACCGGGACGCCGATTCAGGCCATTTACGTCGGTGGCGCCGGCACGATTGTCTTGGGCTATCTTGATGGCTCCGAAGCTACGTTGACGGCGTGTCTCGTGGGGGTCATCTACCCCGTGACAGCCGAATACGTCAAAGCGGCGACGGCAGCCACGCTGCTGGTGGGGTTGTACCGTGTCTAGCGGCTACGTTTACCAGCCGTATCCGAAGTGCATCTACCGGTCGGTCAAGAAGTCGGGCGGCCAGATCGAGACCGAGATGCAGATCGTCCAGACCTATCAGGAGCACATGGCGCAGTCGTCCGATTGGGGGCTGTCGGTGGACGATGCGGTGGCGCGGCGCGAGGCGCTCGAAGACGCGGTGTCGAATGCCGCGGCGGAACGGGCGTATGCGGACCAGAAGTTGAGCAAGAAGGCGCAGAAGGAAATGGCGAAGCGGGAGGCGGCGACGCCTCATCACGTTCCCGAGTAAGGGGCTCCGGTGTACACGACCAATGCGCGAGACCTCATCAAAGGCGCGGCCAAGCTCTTTGGGGGACTGGCGCAGGGGGAAGTGCCGACTGCCGACATGGAGAATGATGCGTTCGCCATTCTCAACCAGATGATTGACGAGTGGGCCACGCAGCCGTGGACCTCGTACACCTGGCCGCGCACCACGTTCACCTGGCCGTCGTCCACGGCGTCCCGCACCATTGGCGCGACGGGCAACTTCACGACGATTCCTCGGCCTGAACGGATTGTGGCGGCGTTTTACATCCTACCGTCCTCGCCGGCCCTCGACGTGTTCATTCCCGTCCTGATGTGGGAGGAATACACGGCGCTCCCCATCAAGTCGCTGACGAATCTGTATCCGACCGGGCTGTATTACGAGCCGACCTCGCCAGACGGGACGCTGTATTACTGGCCGATTCCGTCCGTCACACTGACGGTCGGCATCTACACCGAGGCGCCTCTCGCGCAGTTTACCGACCTGACCACCACGACGGCGTTTCCCCCTGGGTACGCCAATGCCCTGAAATACAACCTCTCGGTGCTGCTGGCTCCGGAATGGGGCATGAATCTGCCGGAAGGCATCGAACGGCGGGCGGATCTGTATCTCGGGCGGCTGAAACGGGCGAATCTCCGCATGTCCACCATGCCAAACCGGTGGAATCAGGCGTTTACGCCGGGACTCTACGACATCTTCAGTGACACGGTGCGCTGATGGCGCAACTGCCGTTCATTGGCCCGACCTATCAGAACCAGAGTGCCACGGCCGACGCCGAGTTGTGCATCAACTGGTATCCCGAGATTCTGACCGGATCGAGCATCCCGTCGAAGGCCATTCTCTTGCCGACGCCTGGGGTCTCCACGTTCTGTACGCTCCCGACGTATCCCGTGCGGGGTGAGTTCTCGATGGCCGGCCGCTCCTTTTTCGTGGGCGGCGACACCCTCTACGAATTGACACTCAGCCCCACAGACGACTGGCCGGATGCGGCTACGCCGATTGGGACCGCCGTCGCCCTCGGCACCATGTCGACGAATCAGTACCCGGCGACCCTGTGCAGTAATGGGGACGCTGGCGGCCAGATGTTCATCACGAGTGGCGGGAACGGCTATATTTTCGACCTCTTGGCCAACACGCTCACGCTCGTCACGGATGCCGCCGATATGGGCGTCTTTCTTCAGGGCTATTTCATCAAACTCGATTTCAGCACGTCGGCCTTTGAGTTGTCCGACCTCGAGGATGGGACGGTCTGGCCCGGGCAAGGGAGCCGAGCGCAGCGCAGTCTAGCCTCCGATCCGTGGGTGTCGATGGCGACGGTCCACGGCGAACTCTGGCTCCTTGGAGAGCAAACGTCAGAAATTTGGCAGAACGTGGGCGGCACGGTATCGTTCCCGTTTGCCCCGATTCCCGGTGCGTTTATGGAGCAGGGCTGCGCGGCGTCCTTCTCGGTGGCGCGGCTCGGGAGTTCGCTGACCTGGCTGGCCCAGAATGACCAGGGGATGCTCACCGTCTGCCGATCCAGTGGCTACCAGCCGGTCAGGGTCTCGACCAATGCGGTCGATTATGCCATTCAGCAGTTCTCGGACCAGTCGGACGCCGACGCCTTCGCCTATCAAGACCAAGGGCATGAGTTCTACGTCCTGAACCTGCCTTCCGCGAATCAGACGTGGGCCTACGACCTGACGACGAACCTCTGGGCGCAGCGAGGGTATTGGAATCAAGCCCTCGCACGCTTCGATGTAGCGCGTCCGTCCGTCCATTCCGTCGCCTTCGGTTACACGCTCGTCGGGGACCGGGTGACTGGCGATGTGATGCGGCAAGATGTGAGCCTCACCACCGACTCGGGTGGCGTGGCAATTCGGCGCGTGCGTCGAGCCGTGACGCTGACGGACGAACAGAAGTGGATGACGTATCCGAGTGTGCAGTTGGTGCTCGATGTCGGGGTGGCGAACGTCATCCAGGGCAGCGCGTATGCCGACACGATCATGCAGTCGTCACCGTCGAACTACTTCCGGCTCGGGGAAACGTCTGGACCTCGGTTCTATGACAGCGTGGTTGGATCGGTGGCGTCGATTAGTACGGATGCGGCGGAATTAGGGAAACCTGGGCTCGTGCACGATGCGAACCTCGCCTATATCAATGACGACAGTGCCGATCATCAGATTGTGACGGGCATCGCCGCGACGGGGACGACGTTCACGATTGAAATCTCGCTCAAGCCGGATCATTCCCAACAGGTCCAGTCAGACATTGGCGGCGTGGTGGGCAATGTCGTCGGATTTGGCCTGATCTACAACATGCTGACCAGCCGGCTAGGGTGGGACGTGACGCCAGGGGCACCGTATTCCTACTGGTCGGTCCCGGTGGTCAACCTGAACACCTATCATGTGGTGGTCTCGGTGGCGGCCGGCGTCGGGACGCTGTATCTCAACGGCGAGAATCAAGGCACGATTTCGGGCATCCCGTCGATGACGATTGACGCGCTCGGGCAGAATCTGCAGTTGCCGGGATTCAGCAGTTACGGCGGCACGCTGGACGAGTTCGTGTATTACGCCGGTCGGGCGCTGTCAGCTGAAGAAGCCCTCGAGCACTACGAGGCCACGCAACTGACCGTCCGCGAGGCGCAGATCATGCTGCGGTCGTCGAAGGATAACTGCCGCACCTGGGGGCCAGAGCAATGGCGAGGCGCCGGGAGTCAGGGTCGGTGGGCGACTCGGGCTATATGGCGACAGCAGGGACGGGCGCGGACGTGTGCCTTTGAAGTCACGGTCGCGGACGGGATTCCGTGGCGACTGGTGGATTTTATCGGGACGCCCGTCAGAGGGAACGGCACGTAAAGGAGCTTCGATGCCACAAGCCACAGATGCACAAGTTCAACGGTTTGCTAATGAGCGGGTTCGGCCACGCGCCGAGCAGTTGATTCGCGTGCTCAACGCGGTGACGGACGATCAGGGCGCGATTGCGGATGTGTACGACCGCCTCGTGAATGGGGCGCCGTGGAGTGACAACCGAGAGGACGGGCCGCCGCAACTCCTAGAGGGAAATGACGTGTTGGCCTACAACACATTTATCGCCAACTTGATCGCCTTCATAGAGGGCGATCCTCAGTGGCCCGTGGTGCGCTCGGCGGCCGTCAATAGCCTCAATGTGTAACTGATGGCACTGACGCACTTCTATATCGATCAGGGCACTGGGGCCAGTGACCTGAATGCGGGAAGCACCTCCCAGTATTCTGGGGGTGGGTCGAGTGCCGCCGCGTTTACCTATGCTGGAGGCACGTTCGTACGTGCCACGGGGGTATTCACGGTGGCATCAGGCAACCCGTCGAGCGATGGTGTGACGGTCGGCACCTATGCGTCGGTGTACACCACATCTGGCGCGGTGGCCGCGACATTCGTAGCGCAGATCACGGCGCGTGACACGACGACTATCACCGTGGATGTGACGACACTGAAATGGGGACTGGCGACGGCGGTGAGTGAGACCGCGGCAGCGACGACGTGTAAGGTGAGCGGAGCATGGGCGTCAGAACTGGTGTTGGGTGCGACCGGCCTGGGCACCTACACCGCGCCGACGAGTACGAAAATCAACATGAAGGGCAACCTGACGATTGTGGCCAGTCGCACGGTGTCAATGGCCGGCACCACGACGGCGCCGATCTGGTTCTCTGGGTATAACACAACACCGGGAGACTTAGATACGGATACGACGAATGCGCTGGCGAAACCTGTCTGGACATTTAACACGGGGTTTTCGCTTATCACCTCTGGAGTACAACAGGTGTGGAGTGGTCTTAGTGTCGTGGCGTCGATCAATGCTGCGACATGGACTGTCAGTGGTGGACAAAAACTCTTACGTGTGAGAAGCGAAAACACCGGGGCGAACTCTGGATCGATTGCCTTAGGGATCTCGTCAAACGGGATTGTGGCGGCCTACTCGTTTTTCAAATCGCCCACCACGGCGACAGCCGAGGGCGTGGTGAGCGGTGGCGGATCATCCTCGACGTTTATTGGATGTATTGCACAGGGCGGGGGGTTCGCGGGATTCCAGGGCACCTCGGGAGGGCATGTCTATATCGAGTGTGTGGCGACTGGGGTGACTGGTTCAGGGTTCAAACATTCCACAGCCACACGGACGATGGTGAACTGCACCGCCTATAATGTCACGGCTGACGGTGCCGTCTGGACTGGAACGCCACCTGTCGGGTGTAGCGTGGTTGGGTGCCTGTTTACCTCATGTGGGGGGTATGGCCTGAATAATGCCTCTGGCACGAACTCCGCAAATATCGTGCGGTCCTGCAATGATTTCTACTCCTGCACCTCTGGTAATGAGAATGGGATGGGCGATAGTCCGGCGATTTTTGGCCAGACGGAATCGAGCAGCCCCGTGACGAGTTCCACGGATATGACCCCGGTAGTCGGGTCGAATGCGCTCAATCATGGATTTCCTGGGATCTTCGAGAACCAGACCTATTCCAGTTTATTGGCGATTGGCGCGGTTCAGCCGGGGAGCGGGCCGGTGGGGCGCACGATTGCCCGCG